CAGAAGCGTGGGTTGCGGGAGGTTTTGCCTCTAAGCAATGCTCGTCATAGATGTAAAGAATATCCGTATCCTGATCATATGCACCAATTAGGGCAGCGGTCGGATGGGTCCACCCCACGTCCATAGCGATTAGTCTAGGCATATGATCGCGGATCTTAAACAGGCGTCCCGAATAATCATCCGGGGGAAATGGGTAGATCTGTCCACGGCCAACTGTTGGAATACCGGTACTGCGGGCCTGTAACTCTGCCGGGTTATCCTTATAGATTTCCGTCATAACCCTAATAGATTCTTCACTAAGGTGTGGAGCATCTTCCTTATTCCAGCCGGCGTGAACAATGTCAATAACGCTTTCGGGCTGCTCTGACAGGAAAACATACACTTCGCTCATGCCCTTGAGTGCCGTGAAACCGATGCACAGCTGCCCATTGGCCTTGGCGGTTCGCGCAACCAACTCGTTAAGCACATCGCGCGGCGGCTCCTCGTCAATGATTACCAGGTCAACCGTGGCACCCTGGAGCCGTTCGCGACCCTGCTCGGCCGTCTTGAGACAGATCTGGGCTTGGCCAAGTGGGTGCTTCACAAAAATGGTATCCGCGGCTCCTGGAACATTGGCCCGCTTGGTAATCTTGATAATGTCGCCAGGGGGGATCATCCCGCCGCTCGGCTCGTCAATATTGGCTCCGATAAGTTTTGTCTGAATGGAATCTCGAACTTCCTCAGATGTTAGTCCGACGACGAAGATTACTGGAGCCCGATCGGTAATCTTTACACCCGTGTACCAGTCTGGATATTTACACCGGGCAGTCATAGATGCCTTATAAGCAATAGTCATGCTCTTCCCAACCTGATTTGCGCACATGGCGCAAACCATCTTCTTGTGGGAATTAAGCCACTGCATTTGCCACTTGCGGGGAACGAACTTAGCGAACGCCCTGGAACCCTCACGTTTAAGGTGTTCTTTTAACAGGGCTTCTACTGAGCTCATATATGTCTCCCTTGTCTACACTTGACAACCATACTACAATTCAGCATGGGTGTCGACGCCCACTTTTCCTCCGGAGGAAACATGTCTCAGTACTGTAACGCACAGACTCCCACCATGCTTGAGCATGCCGCGGCCGATGGCGCCCCTGGCAACAGCGAAAGCTCCCACCCAGCCATGTTCAATGGCACCAAGCAGGAGGACAACAAAAACTCCAAGCTTGGCGCTGTCACCGCGGGCCACAGCTCGAAGATCGGCAACGTTGGCCCGTCCGTTATGGGCTCCAGCAAGCACGGTGACAAGGTCAAGGAGTAGACTATGCAGAAACAATTCCCAATCACCGATCGATACCCACAGCCGTCCGGACACCTGGTCGAGCAGCGGTCTAAGGCTACCGGTGGGGGAAAGTCTCCGCTGGATCCGATGGGCGCCGGCCAGCCTGGGTACTCAGCCCCACAGAGCCAGACGCCTGGGAACTCCCTGACCGGGGAGGATGACTATGGCGACCTGTCTCGCAACCAGGGCCACAAGAAGCTGCCAGGGCAGCCGTAGGGCCGCTTGTAAACGTAGCGGCACATGACCAGGCCCCCGAGCGGGGGCCTTTTCATTGGCGAGCCAGGATGGACTCGAACCAACGACCGACGCCTTAACGGGGCGACGCTCTACCGCTGAGCTACTGACCCTTCTCTAGTTCATCATATAGCCCCAAATACCCACACGCATCAACAATATTGTCACGCTTGTGCTTGTTAACCTCCCGAGCCAGCTTGCCAACAACCATGATCATAGCCAGCTGCTGGGCCGACACGTCGATTCCCATGGTCTTACACATATCGGCCCACCGGCCGAAGTTGTCATGGACGCTGCCATACTGGGCTGCGCGATCTCCATGGATTAGACCATCGGCCTCAAGCAAGACGCTCACTTCAGACATACACTCTCCCTTTTAGATAGTTCTGAAAATCGATCAAGATATGCGTCACAAATGGCGTGCCTGTTTTCATATGGAACAATGGTCCAATCAAGATATGGAACACTGGGGTCCTTGGCCCAGTCTGGATCACCCATGATCTGCTGGGCCTCGGTTCGGCACATATGCCAGTCCCACCACTTGACGTCGTTCAGGAGCAGTGGGTCAACCAGAAAACACTCACAGATGGCCAGAAGAATGCCGTTCTCTAGCTTCGAGATGCCCGGGAAGGCTAGCTTGACGGGTGTAATAACATCACCGATATAGGCTTCCGCGGCATCGTGGATCAGGGCCGCCAGCGCTAGCTGCGGCGGGACAACCCTGCTGAGGGCAATACAATGCTCTGCCACTGTATACAACGGGTCAGACCGCCCATTAAACCGGTTGATCCCACTGAGGGTCCAAGCAATGTCGCCCAGGCTAACGTCTGCCGGCGTCATGTGGGAAATGTTGATCAACGTCCCGCCGTATGTGCCTACCTTGATATCCATGCATGTCTCCTGTGTGTATGAAATTGGTCGGCCACCTCAGATTCGAACTGAGGACCACTCGCTCCCAGGGCGAGTGCGCTACCAGGCTGCGCTAGTGGCCGTTTTATTCATGGGAGGGTGGGCGAGTAGCCGTCCCCACTGAGCATCGCTGGTCCTTGCGGTTACAGCCTCCCACGATATCAGACTCCCTTTTCTGGCAGCCCCTCTTTGTCAGGCTCGGCAGCAGCCTTGGGCTCGTCTTCGGCGGCCCTCGTGATTACGCCAGTGCGGGTATCAGCCGTGTCGGCGGGTCCAAACTTGTAAACCCTTGACACGTGGTTTCTTACGAACATGAGCGTGTTATTGGCCGCGGTAAACTGGGCCTCCGCGTTGGCCAGCAGCTCAAGGTCGGAGGAAGAGATCTGGTCGGTCATTATTGCTCCTATGCTTTTCGTGTGCGTTTGACTGGCATTTTCGGTGGCTTTGGGACAACAGCGATTCCAGTTGCGTCAACCGTCTCACCCCATTCGAGCCACTCGATAAGCTTGAGCGCCCGGTCCTGCTTGAGAATAATACCCCACGGCTCCGAGATGTGGCCAGTGGTCTTGCTAATCATGAACCCTTCTTCGCCAGGGGTGAGTGTCCAGGACATGGGGAGCCTCCGATCGGTGACTCTATTTTACCCCTATCTGGACCTCAAAAATGTCAAATAGTCGGCCCCAGCTTTCGCATCCCAGAACATCTGGACACGATTAATTAGCGGGGCGGATGGATCTATAACTGTTACTGCGCATGGACTTATATGTTGGTCTCGGAAACCCTTTTCCCGCGCGTAACGGTCGTAAATTTTATAGCTACCTATTTGTAAACAATGGCAAATGCGACCATCGTCGGGTGATTTGTTTACACCATATCCGCATACGTGCTTGTGGCCGCAAACGAAGATGTCATCTCTGACGCCAAGCATGCTTGCCTTCATGACTGGATGGGCCGAATTCCATTGGCTATTCCCCTTGAAGTCATGTCTTGCGTTGATAATAGTGGCTTCACCGCAGGGCGGGACAAGCCTGATGCGCGCTTCGCTCGGCTCGTATAACGCGTTGACCTGATCAGAAATCCATTCAAGTGGATCGTCAGCACCGGACCACGCGTCATGATTTCCCCCAATGATATAGGCCCACTTTCCCTTAAGCTCCCGCAAAAACCAATCTGCCAGAATTAGCGCCTCTTTTGCAGAAGTCCCCTGCTCTCCATATAGACGAGCAAGGCGACCCACCCAGTTATTACGGCTATCGCCAATGTTCGCAGCAAACATGCCGGTCGTTGACTTGACAAGGTTGATGTCATAAATCAGCTTCTCCAAATCTGTCCCATCATCATCAACATGCGGATCGCCAAAGTGCAGAATTCCGTAAGGGCCCGCAATCGGAATCTCAACGTCAATCAGCTGGCGAGCCTCTTCGTACTCGCGCTTACGTTTAAACTTCTTGATACGATGCTGGATGATTTCAAGAGCCGTCAAATCGGGACTTGGGACAACTGGTGCAGTAATGGACTCGGGAAGTCTAGGATCCTTCTTGCGACATGACTCCCATTCACTGAACCAGTTATCCGGATTATACGGCATCCCTGCCACAACCCTTTGACGCCCACGCGTTCGCTTCCAGTTCTTCCAATCCTGGCCGGTAGGTCGATTCACTTGGTCCCCTTTTTGGGATGCTTAAACTTCGCGGCATTGCGCGCAAAATTAGCCTGCTTCTTGGTTTCAGGGCTGGCCTTTGACTTACTGGAAAGAACCTCGCTGGCATATTCCTGGACACCCTCACCGTGGGCCTTGGCCTTTTTTGTAAATTTTCCCTTATTCTCAGGCTTAATTCGGATACCGCTTTTGCCGGCCATTTCAGCACTTACACTGCTTCATGGACTTGCCGCACTTCTTACACTTCTTTCCATCCTTTGACTTCTCGGCTTCCTTGATGTCCTTCTTCTCTAACTTGACAAAACCTTTCTTGCCGAGCTTCTTGAGTTCCTTCTTGTCGCTGGAATCCATACTGCCTCCTATGGGCTAGAACGAGCCCTGTCCACCACCCATGGGGCCACCGGAACCGCCATTGGGAGTCATTGGGCCGCCCCCGGTGGGCGGAACCTGCGGGATGGGCGGGAGCTTAGGCACCGGGCCGCGCGGCTTAACGGCCGGCTTCCCCTTGGTCTTTGGGGCCGGTTTGCCCTTTGCGGCCGGCTTGGTTTTGGTCTTCTTAACCGCCTTGGCTTTAACCATTGTGGCCTCCATTGGTAAAGTGTGCGTCCCCCAGACGGAATGTCAAGGGGGAGATTTTAGTAGACTCTCCGTCGATTAATGGATCTGAGATCGGAAGAGCACACGTCTGAAC